CCGCAGCAAACGTCAGACGCGTCAGGTTCGCGCCGTCGGTGACCATCGTAATGCCGGAACCGGCTATTTCAGTCGTGCCGAACTTGACCGCGGCAGGCACCGTGGTGCTGCCGGTCTGGTCCGTGACGTCAGAAAAAGCAGCAAAAGCCCTGCCGGTGATTGTGTCGTATGGCACCTTGCCACTCAGGATATCGACGTTGGTGATATTTACCTCACCGGTGCCCTTGGGCGTGATGTTGATGTCGATGTTGGTGTCGGTGCCGTCGGCACCTAGCGTATTGCCGTTGAGGTTAACCCCCGCGGCCGCGGCGCTGGTGGCCAGCGTCGTCGACTCGACCAACGTCATACCCGAGAAGCTGCCCGAGAAAACCACACCAGAGGCCGTGCCGCCTGTGATGGCGACGTTATTGGCGTTCTGGGTAGCCATAGTGCCGAGGCCGAGGTTAGTCCGTGCACCCGAGGCGTCAGACGCCCCTGTGCCGCCGTCAGCGACGGCGAGGTCCGTGATTCCCGTGATGGTGCCGCCGGTGACGGCTGCCTTGGCAATGGCGACGGAGCCTGTGCCGTTGGGCGCGAGGACGAGATTCCCGTTCGTGTCGAGCGTGCTGATCGTGTTACCGTTCAGCTGGACGTTCTCAACCGAGGCAGACCCCGTTCCGACTTTCAGCGCGGTGGCAACCCCCGTCCCACTGTATACAGTCTTCTCACCAGCTTCCGGACCACCATCCACATGGAGAAGCTGGCTGTAGGTGTCCTTGATCTTCTGAGACGTCAGGTTCGTTGGCATGGTGGTTAGTCCTTAGATCAGGAGAGCGGGTAGCGGGTTAGGGGCGTTGTTGCCATGACTTTCTTCCTAGTCAGTTGTTGTGTGTTGTTGGTTGTTAACATTACAGAGCAGCTATGATAAACGCCAGTAGTTCTTCATAGCGGATGCCAAACCTACTTCCTGCCACCCTTGCAGAAGACATTACTTTCCCGTCTTCATCAACAACGGCTGGCTCTGCTTCCCAAACATCGTAGCAAAGCAATCCATAATGGTGTGCATCAAGACCTTCGACCGCGAATGCTGCGACAACCTCTTGTGCGATAACGCCAACATGGGTACGAGCATCATCACCCTTTAAAGATACAGCATCCTTAAAGCGGTACTTCTTAATCATTCCCTTAAGGGCAACCGCAACACGCAATTCTGCTGCGTCTAGGGCAACGATGTCTTGCTTTTCGTTTTGGTCAGAAGTGTTGATCAGTGCTGTGGTAGCGTAAACTGTATTCCAGCGATTGCTTGCTCCGCCAAGGTTTATTGTCCCATCAGAAGCTGGTCGGAATTGCGACGATGTTGTCTGCGTTATGCTTACAGCAGAAACGCCAACATAAACACCACCAGAGCCAGAGTTGACAATGGCAAAGTTAGCTCCATTGTTTGCGCCAAAAAACCAATCATCATTATTACTAAGACTTACTGCTCCGTAATATACACCGGAACTATCTGCAAATTTCAGAGCTTTATTGTTGGCTAGAAACAAGTTTGAATCTTGGAAATAGATTTCATCATTATCGTATCGGATGGTGGAATTTCCCGCATCGTGACCATACTGCAAAATTACACCGTCTGGGCTACCTGTCCCGATACTTTTGATGATTGCGCTATTTTTATTTCCATTGTTTACGATGGTTGCTGAAACAGTAAGATTTGATGAGTCAAGCGAGTGATTAGATGTTCCAAGCGCAAACGTGATTGTTTGTGTGCTAAACTGGTTTCCAGTAAACCTTGAGTTTGAAATCTCAACAGTTACATCACCCAAGATGCGGGCGTTGCTGGTCATGCCGCCATTTACACCAACAGGGCTAGTCCCGGCTTTGATCGTAAGTTTTCCAAACTGACCGCCAGAGATAACATGCGATCCAGTATCTGTAAGAAGAATGCCACCTGTAGCCTGCGATGTGTAAACACCGATTAGCTGGTGATACAGCGTGGCCGTCCCGCTCACACCAATCTCAATGTCATAGCCTGAAGCGGTGGCGTCGGTTGTGTTGTAGATTCCAGAGGTTCCGATGATCTGAACATGACCGCCAGTGGCCTTCAAAGCCCGCCCCGGCGTTCCATAAGACGAACAATTGATGAGGCGAGGATGGCTCCCGCTCATGTTGATGTTGTCGCCAGTGTAACCTGTTCCGACAAACTGTATTCCGTCTAGCTCAACGTATGTCCCAGATGAGGTAAACAGAACGCCATCTGCGTTCTTGATGATGCTGACCTGACCGTTAGCATAGAAGCGCTGGAAGTTTGTCGATTGCGTCAGAGGGCCGCTTGCATAGTTTCCTGCTGGGAAGACGATGGGCTTTCCGCTGGTGATTGCCGCCTGAATAGCGGCGGTGTCATTTGTTACGCCATCGCCAACGGCGCCAAAGTCTTTGACCGACACATAATCTTGCAACCGCGCTTGCACCGTGCGGGTGATTGCACCTGTGCCGCCTTGGTTGTAGTTCACAGTATTGCCCGTCAGCGCGATAGTCTTGTTGGTCAGGACCTCAGACCCCGCCTGCGTGGCGAAGTTGTTGTCTGTCAGCGCGGTGTTGAACTGGGCAGTTGTGCCCGTAACGGTGTTGGACCCAAGAGTTATCGTCTTGTTTGAGAGGACCTGCACATCGGCCTGCATACCCTCGGCAAGCTGCGAGCGCGAGATGCGCTTGGTCTCACTGGCCGTTGCGTCGAAGATCACGAGATCGTCGTTATTGGCGCTACCTGCGCCAGAGAGAGCCGTGAGGCCTGTGATCCGCTTGCCGGGCATGGGCGTGTCCTCTTGTGAGTGTAGCGAGGCCCCGAAGGGCCTCGCAGTTATTAGACAAGGACGTAGTCGAAGATTACGTCGATGTGAGTGGCAGTCGTCACGTCGCTACCCGTCTTGCCGATAGTGACGGCCGTAGCCGCTTCGTTCGCGGTATAGGACGCACCATCCGCAAGGACAGCAGCCCCCGTACCGCCAGCAGTAAGAACCGCGCTCTGCGTCAGGCTAGCCTGAGCAAAAGCAACGAGCTTGCGCGGGGTAGTCAAGGTTCCGATAATGTCCACCGTAGTAACTGCACCAACAGCACCGCCGACGGCGATGGCCTTGCAGTTTACCATGCGGATATTCTTGCCAGTAACAGCTGCAACGAGCGTGGCACCAGCGTTAACCTGAGCGATCGTGAAGCGTGTACGCTTGCTCAGGACAGAGTCGGTAATCGACACAGTACCTGTAAGTGACACAGCACCCGTTACGGTCAGCGTTTGCAGAGTTGCATTGCCGCTGGTGATCGTCACGTTGTCCTGTGCAATACCCTTATAGACACCCATTTTTCAGTCTCCTTTTTGTTGGGAGATGGGGGCCGAAGCCCCCATCATTAGGCCGACGGAATGGTGCCGAGTTCAGCGCCCATGTTGACCACCGCCAGCGAGACCTTGACGCGAGCTACGTCAATGGAGTTGGAGTTGATCGTCAGCAGGATGTTGGTGTTCACCGCGCAGTAAGAACCCAGAGCGTCAGCGAAGCCGCCGGAGGTACCCACTGCAGCGTTCAGGTCGAAGCCGTCGACCCAGAAGTCAACAACCCCGCCGCCGATGCCAACGTCGATGTTACCCGCAGCGCCCTCTGCCTTTTCCAGCGTAGCAACGCCGGACAAAACAAACGAGCCCTTCGGGAGCACACCAATGACCAGCGTGTCAGTGGCAGCCAGCGCAGCTGCGCCAGCAGCGGTACGGGCAGCTGCGATCTTAGCGAAATCGAGGTCAATCTCGATGACGCTAACGCGGTCAGCGCCGTTGGCGGTGAAGCCAGCCGAGTTCTTGTAGAACCCAAGGGAGTCAGTGTAAGCAACCATGATCTGGTCTCCTTATGCGAACTGGACGACGGCTTGCGCCAGCGCCTCAGGCTTCGTGACTTTATAGCCGTACACTTGCAGGCCACGCACGATATTGCCGAAGGTGGACTGAGCGCGGATAGTTTCCATCTCAGTCATCTGCGACGCAAAAGTGAAGCCCATCTTGTGACCGGCGATGATCGAAGTCTTACCCGACGAGACGCTCAGGTTGTGCGACACGTAGAGGGTAAAGCGGTCGATCATGCCAAGACGGCCGTTGCGAACCGGGCTGGTGCTGTCGCCAGTCAGCGAAGCATCCTTGAGTTCCGACTTCTTGATGAGACCAGCCATACGGGCCGGGATCACAAGGTAGCGGTCCGACTCTGGCACGTTGGCCTCGTCGAGCACGGTGCCCATGTCAACAATCAGGTCGACAACCGGAGTAGTGGCTGCTGCGCCGTCCTTGGTCACGGTCAGCGGTGCGCCGCTCGTGCCTAGGTTGAACGCTGCCGACTGCTGACCAGCAGTGGCACCCTTGTTGGCTGCGGCGATGTCCGGCAGCATATCGGTCAGAACGCGCTGATCGATCTTGACTTTCATTTGCTCGGAAGCGTCTTTCGACCACATGTCCATCAACTTGATGTCCGACTGAACACGGTCGATATCGTCTTCGATGCAGGAGAAGTACTCACCTTTGTCGATGAGCAGCTGCAGCTTGGGCGAATCCGGGTTCTCGACGACAAGGTTCTGGCCCTTGACGTACTCACGGATGGTGATGTTGGGCTGGGTACGGATGTTAACCGTATCGCCCATGCGGCGAATTTCGCCTTCGTAGTCGGTATTCGAGATCGCCGACAGCACGGTGGCGTCGTAGAAGTTCTCGATCAGTTTACCGGACCAGATTTCGGGGATGAAGTTACCCGAGTAGCTGGGACGGCCGGGAGCAACGGGATAGGCCATGTGGTGTCCTTTCACTTAGCCAGTTTATGTAATGCGACCCTCGCGCTGTGCGGCGAAGATATCGCGTTCGATCCGGTCACGCTCCTGCTCACGACCCTTATACAGACCTTTGCGCACGTCGTCAAAGAATTTTGCAACGTCCGCCCGGTTGTACGCCTTGGCCTCATTGGCAGTGATGCTGCTCGCTGAGGTACGGCCACGTCCGGGGGAAATCTGTTTTTCGAGTTGAGAGCTGGCTACGCTCCGAGGTGATTGAGCAATAGGGCCGCTATTCAACGACTGCCACGTTTTAAAGAACCCTGCGACACGTTGGGCATTGAGTTGATTCTGCGCGGTGTCGAGGTACGTTTGCCGGTTCAGACCGGAAAGCGGATCGACCTCTAGCAGCCAGTTATGAAACTGTTGATCGGCGTTAATCTCACGCCAATCAGGTACATAACTAGACAACTCTGACCAGAACACTTGCTCCGCGTTGAGGGCTTGACGCTGCATCACGCCGTCTACCTTTGGGACAACATTAGCCTGCAATTGCATGACCATGTTTCTGAGATCGTCGATCTGTTGGTTTGCTGCAGTAACCTCTTCACGAGCTGCCCGCCGCATAACATCAATAGAGTCGCCGTAGTCCTCAACGTCCTTGTCGGTGATTAACTTATCCACGTGGGTCTGCGCAGCTGATTGCTGCTGAGGCGTGGATAGTGATGTGAGCAACTGTTCGAGTTGCCCAACGCGTTGCCCCAACTGATTGTTCTCTGCACGGAGGCGGGTGGTTTCAGAATTGTACATTCCTTGTAAGGAACGCCACCGTTGTTCGTATGTCGGGTCTTCTTGCGTGGTTTCAGCTGGCCTTTGCTCTGTAGGTGCTGAAGTCGTAGCAATCACATTGGTGCTGTCGGCGATCCTAACTGCATGAGACGTATCCCCTTCGTCCACAGAAGTGGTAGAATCGGGGTTAAGGTCCTCGTACAGTTTAGAAACAGCCTCAGACTGCTTGCGGATTTGCTCAGGAATAGCCATTTACGCTCCTCTCGGTGTGCGTGGGGATCAGCTGCCTCTACGAGACTCTGCTGCTAAGTCAGGGGACTCATTTACGAGCTTGTAAAGCTCGGCCAGTACCTGACACCGCCCCTGTGCAAGTGTCACGGTCTGTGGTCCTACGCTTGGTAGCCTTTCAAGCTCAGACATCCGCCACTCACCCAGCCATTCTACAATGACTGGGTGTTGACGAACGCTGTTTGCCAGAGCGTGGAGTAATTCTGGGGTGACCTGCTTCACGGCTGGCCCCCGTTAACTAGATTCGTACCGCCGGCCGGCGCACCGGCGAGGTCCATGTTCTGTGCTGCGGGCTGCCCACCGCCGGGCGCCGGCATCTGCGGCGCAGTAGCAGCAGCAAGCCGCTCGTTCATCGCCAGCTTCTCACGCGACGGAACGATGTCGTCGACCGACATCTGCAGCCCTTTAGCGACCTCACGTAGCAGCGCAGCGCGGCCCTGCTGCCCGATGATGCCGATGTCGAACTCGTTAGCCGTGGCGTTGAGGAACTCCACCCGGCGGACGTTGATCGTCTCCTTGACAGCGAGGTTAACCGCGCCCTTGGCAACGATCTGCGCATCGCCCTTGATCGACTCGTCGGGATCATAGCGCATGTTGTAGACAAACTGGCGCTGCACGATGGTCTTGAGCACGTCGTTGTCGATGTGCATCACCACCTGCCGAATACCCTTACCGGCGGAGCCCATGAGCATGGAGAGACCCGACGCTGTACGCCCTGCCCCCTGCACGTTGGTGTCGCCGTAGATGTAGGCCGGGATGCCGCTGTGGTCGTCCGCCATGCGCGAGAAACGGTCGTAGACCCCCACCAGCGTGTTGGCATTGTCGTTGGGCTGGTTGAACCGCACGGCCGGAGCCGACGAACCTAGTGGGTCGTTGAGCACCTGCCAAATTTTCCACGGCTGCAGCTGAGTGATGTCCTCGTTGGGCGGCAGACGTTCGAGATTAACCTCGACCTGCGGCCCAGAGGCGATCGCCATGTTGTTAACCAGCGCCCGGGCTGCTGCGTTGCAGACGTTCTGGATATCCTCGATGATCTCGGGGATAGCCTTGCCCCAGAAGGCGCCGGGCTGCTTGATGAAGCTGGTCTTGGCGTAGGGCTTCTCACCGAGCGGGTCGTAGTTGAGCACCGCCTTGATGATGTAGTTCCCGACGCACCAGATGTTGGCGTCGTACTCGCGGTCGACGTCAGGCACTTCTTCCTCGGTCATGCCCCACTCTTGTAGCATCCGGCCGCTGACCTTGCCCCAGAACTCCAACGTGTCGTAGACCTCAGTCGGGCGCAGCTCGGTGTGGAACTTGCGCTCCTCCTCCTCGCGTGAACTCTTCTGCCACTCTTGCACCCACGACTGGGTGTTGCCGATCTCCAGCACTTTGCGAATGGCTTGGTCGTCGTAGCCCGGCACGCCGATGAGATCGGCCAGCTGAGTCCGCGTCATCTCGTGATACTCGAAGATGTACCCGTCGTTGATACGCGTGATGCCCGGCTCGGGGTAGATGTTGAATGGGCTGACGCGCTCAAACTCAGGCGCGATGCGCTCGCCGGGGACGAGCTTGCTGCCCTCCCACTTGAGATAGCGCTGGCGCCGAACGATCGGCCCCTTGATGAACGCCGCCGGAAAGGTCACGAGATCGGTGATGAACTCACTGAACGCATCTGCCCAGCCGCCTTGGGCAAACTGGTCGTCAATCCGAATCCGCATCTTATCAACGCGGTTTTGTGCAGCCTGCAAAATTTTGAACCGGAACTCCTGCCCAACCATCTCTTTAAGCTCGGCAATCTGAGACCTGCTTGGCGTCTGTCCTGACGACTGCAGGACCTCCATCACGCGCTCAGCAAAGGCCAGCTGCAGTTCCTCCGCCTCTTTGGGCGACAGGTCTGGGACGGGTGTGGGCACGAGGTCCCACGGAGGCGAGCCATTGTCAAGCAGGATGTCCCGCAGCC